AATTACGGCAAGATATACTGGGGGACCAACTCAAGCAGGTACACAAACAGCAGGAATGTATATGGGTGGAAACACAAGACCAGCAAAGACTGCTGTTAATGAGGCTTATGATGGAACAGTGTGGTACTCAGATGTAAGTTTACCAGCAGCTAGAGATAACGGTGCTGGAACAGGAACTAGAGCAGCAGCATTAATGTCTGGAGGATATAATCCTAGTATAACAACAGAGACACTAGAATACTCACCATCTACTGAAACAATAACATCTAAGACATTGACAACAAGTTAAAAATAGTTATATTAGAAAGTATAAAGGAGCAATATGACAGAAAAACGTAATATACATGCATTAATAGAAAAAGAAGCACCAAGCTTAAATAATTTATTAGACCCAAATGATGTTAAAGAGTTTAAAGCTATGACAGCTGAACTTAGAGACACATGGACTAAGAAACAAGTATTTAGAACTGAAACAGAAATGAGGATGTCTGTTTTACAAGATATGAAATATCCAACAAAGGCTGCAAAATATTGGCAATGTGTTAGAGAACAGAATGTTTTCTTAGAAAACTTAATGAGTTTATCATTTGATTGTAGACGTAATGAAGCTAAAGTTAAATGGCTAGAGAAAAAAATTGATAAAGAAGAAGATGAATATAAAAGAGAGAAATATATAATAGATCTAGACGAAGCTAGATATAGTTTAGCTAATATGCAACTTGTTGCAAAAGATAGAATGAGAGAAATTAAACTATGGTCTGCATTAAAAAAAGAATTTAACGATGGATCTTTTGACACTAAAGATGTTAACACACACCAATTAGAATCATATCATCACATTATGAAAAATAAAGCAGAGACATTAACATCGGGATCTAGTCAACCTGAAGTGTTTAATGTATTAGGTCAATTAAAAACAATAGAAAGAGTTAAAAAATCTGGTGAAATGATTTATAACAAGAAAGAACAAATATCTCATGACGACCTTGGATCCAAACCAGAATAAATTTGATTTTGTATTTTTAGGTCAGTCGGTATTAAAATATCAAGTACCTTTAGATATATATCATACTATTAACAATATTTATGAGACTAAATATCCTGAATTAAAACCTGCTAATAAACAACTTGTAGGTAAGATTGAAAAAGAACATAGTTTATTTTATAACGGTGAAGATAGTTCTAAAATGACTAGACATAACCATTTACCAGCAAACGTGTTAAATTGGTTTGGAGAAAAATTTAAACATTATTTAGATTGGAATAAAATAAAAAAATATAATATGCATTTAAATTCTATTTGGGTTAACACTATGTTTCAACATGAATACAATCCAGTGCACGTGCACCAAGGATCNTTGTTTACAGGNTTGTCTAGTGTAATGATTTTAAAATTACCACAGTCGTTTGGTGTAGAATACTCTGCAGCAGAGGCACCACAAAATGGTAAATTACAAATACTAGGTTCAAGCACTGGATACTTTTCCCATGTAGATTATCAACCTAATATTAAAGAAAGAGATTTTTTTGTTTTTCCATATGACATGAGACATTGTGTATACCCTTTTAATGGTCCGGGATATAGAAGAACACTTGCTGCAAAATATGGATGTAGAATATGATCCAATTAGAAATAGAGGAGTAAGTTAATGCTAGAGCCTCATTATCAAATATTTAAAGAATAAATTAAAAAAAATAAAATTTAAAGATATGAAAACTCATTTTCCCCCAGTAGATAAGTTTGTAAAAAAAATAAATCTAGATTTTGAAAAAAATGGATTATTATGTCCAATTGTTTTAGATGCGGATGGCATACATATTAGAAGTGGTGTCCATAGACATCAATATTTTAAAGATAAATATGAATCTACTTTATGTTATGTGGGAAAGAATGGAGAGGAAACAAAATTTTTTCAATATTTTAAATGTATTTTGTTGGGAAAATCATCCTGTAAAAAAATCTGAATTTATTAAATTAATGTATGATAAGATAATTGAGAATGTACGAAAATAGACATATCACAGAACCTAAATGGAAGAGTTGGATAATTCAAACTACAACACCACTATTTACACCTGATCAATGTAGACAAATTATAGAATGTGGTAGACGTCAACCACCACAAAAAGCACAGGTAGGTATGGGTAAACCAGGGGGTGGTACAGATACAAAAAAAAGAGTGACTACAATATCTTGGATACCATTTAAAGAAATGGAACATATGTATCGTGATCTTAATAACTTTATACAAAAAGCAAATGAAAATCATTTTGGTTTTGGTGACATACAAATTACAGAAAATGCACAGTTTACAGAATATCCAGAAGGAGGGTTTTATGATTGGCATATGGATTGTGATGTAAACATGGCTCACGAACCACCTGTTAGAAAAATATCAATGACTCTTTTATTAAACGATCCATCAGAGTTTGAAGGTGGAGATCTTGAACTTATGGGACCAGGTAAGTTTGCCGAATTAAAACAAGGCCATGCAATTATATTTGCATCATTTTTAAATCACAGAGTTAATCCAGTTAAACGAGGAGTAAGACAATCTCTTGTTGTTTGGTTTGGAGGTAAACCATTTAGATGATTAAAGAAGGATTTTTTCCAACACTTATATATGCAGAAGATTTTAAATTAGATACAAATCAACTAGCACAAAATATTATAAAATGGTCTAAGGAAGATTTAGGTCTTACAAAAACCAATGTAAATGGGTGGCATAGTGCAACTAATATGCATGAAAAACCTGAGTACAAACCTTTAGTAGATGAATTATTTAGAATGGTACATCAAATTTTTCACGAAGAATTTTTAGACAGAGAGGCAAAGTTAGGAAATATGTGGGCAAACATAAACCCACCCGGTGGATATAATAAACCCCATGTTCATCCTAATGCTTTATTTAGTGGTGTGTATTATATAAAGACTCCACCTAATTGTGGCGAATTAATTTGTACTGATCCTAGACCAGGTATTCAAACATGTATGCCTACTCGAAAAAAAGGTGAACCGCCTAAACATTTATGGAGAGAAGTTCATTTAACACCTCAAGAAAATAGAGCAATAATGTTTCCTGCGTGGTTATGGCATTCAGTTAAACCTAATCAATCTACTGAATCAAGAATATCAGTAAGTTTTAATTTTATACAAGATGGCTTTTAATAAGTATCACATAATTAAAGGCGCACTTAACTATGAATTAGCTAATTTTATATTTAACTATTTTCTTCTTAAAAGAGACGCAGTTAGATTTATGTATGAAAATAATGTTGTAGCTGATACAGGTCTGTTTGGAACTTGGACCGATCAACAAATACCCAATAGTTTTTCTTGTTATGCAGACATGGTAATGGAAACATTACTAATGAAGATGCTTCCAGTAATGAAAAAAGAGACTGGATTAGACCTTATTCCAACCTATTCTTATTCAAGAGTATATAAAAAAGGAGATATTTTAAAACGTCATAAAGATCGACCTAGTTGTGAGATATCAACTACCCTTAATTTAGGCGGTGATCCGTGGCCAATTTTTATAGATGGTACAGGGGCTGATACAGTCATAGACGAATATAAAAATATACACAAACCTAACGCTCCTCCAGGCACTAAAGTCCTACTTGATGTTGGCGATATGCTGGTATATAGTGGATGTGAATTAGAGCATTGGAGAGAACCTTTTGAAGGTAATACTTGTGGTCAAGTATTTCTTCATTATAACCATGTAAATGGTCCTTTTGCTGAAAAGAACAGGTTCGACAAAAGGCCAATGTTAGGTCTTCCGTCTTTTGTGAAGGCATAATATGATGGAGTTATATGTTACAAAAATTAGGTTTTTTACCAGGGTTCAATCAACAGGTCACACAGACCGGGGCCGAGGGACAATGGTATGAAGGCGACAATGTTCGTTTTAGATACGGTACCCCAGAAAAAATAGGTGGTTGGACTCAACTAGGTGACGATAAGTTAACTGGTGCAGGTCGAGCTATTCATCACTGGGATGATAACGCTGGTATTAAATACGCAGCTATAGGAACTAACAGAATTTTATATGTATATTCGGGTGGTATTTTTTATGACATCCATCCAATTAGAACTACTTTAACAGGTGCAAAATTTACAAGTAGCTCATCATCAACAACAGTCACAGTAGTATGTACCGGATCTCATGGTCTAGGTGAAAATGATATTGTTATGTTTGATTCTGTTAGTGGGGTGCCTGCTGGATCAACTTACAGTGATGCTACTTTTGAAGACCAAAAGTTTATGGTAACTGCTGTTCCTACTACATCTACTTTTAACATTACGATGGATACTCAGGAATCAGGGACACCTTTAACTACAAGTGATGGTAATAGTACTTCGGTATTATGTTATTATAGTGTAGGACCTTCACAACAATTAGGTGGTTATGGCTGGGGTACAGCATTATGGGGTGGTACAGCTATTGGAGCTGCAACTACAACACTGGCTTCTACTATTAATGATACTGTAACCGATATTCCTTTAACTAGTTCTTCAGCTTTTCCATCTACAGGGGAAATTAGAATAGGTACAGAAGACATAAGTTTTACATCTAATAACACTACAACTAATACTTTAAGTGGTGGAGCTAGAGAAGTTAATGGTACAACTAAAAGCAGGGCATAGTGCAGGAGACACAGTAACTAATATTTCTTCTTATGTAGCATGGGGTGACCCATCTTCTGCTGACTTTACAATTGATCCAGGTTTATGGATATTAGATAACTACGGAACAAAATTAATTGCACTTATTTATAATGGTAAATGTTTTGAATGGGATGCAGCAGCTGCGGCTGCGGTTAACAATCGNGCTACAGTATTAGCAAATGCACCTACAGCATCGCGTCATGTGTTAGTATCTACACCCGATAGACACTTAGTATTTTTTGGAACTGAAACAACTATTGGTTCAACTACAACTCAAGATGACATGTACATTAGGTTCTCTTCTCAAGAAAGCATTAATCAAACTGATTCATATACAGTTAAGGCAAACAATACCGCAGGTACACAAAGACTTGCAGATGGTTCTAAGATTATGGGAGCTATCAAAGGTAGGGATGCAATTTATGTATGGACCGATACTGCATTGTTTTTAATGAAGTTTGTTGGTCAACCATTTACCTTTTCATTTGAACAGGTAGGAACTAACTGTGGATTGTTAGGAAAAAATGCTTGTATTGAAGTAGATGGTACATCCTATTGGATGTCAGAAAATGGTTTCTTTGCATACGATGGTCAATTAAAATCAGTGCCATGTTTAGTAGAAGATACGGTTTATGATGATCTTAACTCAACAGCAAGAGACCTTGTAAACTGTGGATTAAATAATCTTTTTTGGAGAGATAAGTTGGTTTTATTGTACGGCTGCTTCCGATGCAATTAACAGGGTTGTTACTTATAACTATCTAGACTCTACTATGAAAAGACCTATATGGACAACAGGTACTTTACCAAGAGCAGCGTGGCAAGATTCAGCTGTTTTTAGTAAACCACACGCTGCATATTATAACCCTTCTGATAATGACTGTTATGATGTTACTGGTAATACGGACGGAAGTACGATATACTATAAACAGGAAACAGGGACCGATCAAGTTAATGCTGGTGGAGCAGTAACTGCTGTCATTGGTACCATAACTTCTGGTGATTTTGATATTACTCAGAAAAAAAGTACTACAGGAAGTGCTGTAGGTATGCCAGATCTTAGAGGAGATGGAGAATTTATAATGAGAATAAGCAGATTTATACCAGATTTTATTTCACAAACAGGTAATACACAAATCAGTTTTACTACAAGAGACTATCCTCATAGCACACCATCTACAACAAATTATACAGTAGATAATACTACAACTAAAAAAGATACAAGATTAAGAGCAAGATCTATTGCTATGAAAGTTGCAAACACTGGAAGTAATCAAGATTGGAAACTAGGAACTTTTAGATTGGATATACATCCAGGAGGAAGAAGATAATGGCTACGTTTTATACAGGCGTTGATCAAGAAAGATATGATGCAGGCGAAAAGTTTTTACCTCAAAATCGATTTCTTTTAGACTACACAACACCCACTACGAACGTAGAAGAAGAAGAAGTAACAACATCATATGGAATACCTAACACAAATGCTTTCATTAATAGTGGAGGTGGCGGCGGAGGCGGCGGAGGTTATTTTGCTCCCTATACAGCCCAAACATTAGGTATGGGTCCTTACGAACCTGGACACTGGAGCTATAGAACAAATAGAGGAAGCAGTGTAGATGGTGGTTATCTCCCTGGAGCAGAGCCCGAAGAAGATTATATGAGTATGATAGGGGGCCTAGTTAAAAAAGGAATAGGTATGGCAATTCCTGGTGGAAATTTTTTAATGGGTATGGCGGAAAACTTTTCAAGAGACAATAGGTTAAATGCTCAAGACAATGCTTTTATTGACAGGCAACTAGGTATACAAGAAAAAAACATGCATGGAATTGGTAATTTAACTAACCAAGATAGGTATGGATATAATAAAGTAAGTCTGCTTGGTAACTATGCTGATAAAGTAAAAGAGAGAGTAGAAATAGCTAACCGGAAAGAAGCAGAGTGGAAGGAAGCTAATCCGGATAAAGATATTAAAGAATACTATGAAAACGATATTAGAGACATTGATGCATATTATTTAGAAAAAGAAAAAGAACTAGAAGAAACAAATAAAATAATAGAATATAACGATATGGTAAGACAAAAATCCATTGCTGACAAAATTAGAGCCGGCGCTTTTAAAACTGCAGATGGCAAAGACATATACGATGGCGCAAATATTCATGGAGATGGTGCAGCTTCAATTACAAATACAGATCAAAGTGGTAGTGGTGATGGTGGTAGTGGCAACAATAAATTTGCAGGCGATTCAGGAAATAAAGCAGGAACAACAGGATCATGGAGTCCGGGAGGTACCTATAGCGCACCTGAAAAAAGTGGTTATCAACAATCTAAAGGAAGTCATCATTATGCAGACGGCGGAAGAATCTATTTAAATTTAGGGGGACTAGCAAGTATTTTAGGCCGAGAAGGTTTAGCACCAGGGGGACCGGCTGGCGGAGCATCTGCTGGTGGAAACTATGGGGGCAATGTAAATCCAGAACAAGAGTACGCAGGCCGTACTTTTGAAGAACGATATGGTGGTGGAGATAATCAAAACAATACCACAGTGGTTCCAGAAACAAATTATATAGATGTTAAACCTGATTTAGTACGGAAAGACCCTTATGTTAATCTTAGTGTAATGTCGCCTTTAGAGATAGCAAAACTACAAGCAACGTTAGGGTATAGAAATATTTTTGATAATGATGATTTGTCTGTAGAAGGAGATCTTACTACTAATATAGGACCTGTTAATACAAACACGAAGTTTACAGAGGATGGTATTGGTAACACCAATATAAATTGGGGTAATTTTTCAACTACAATTGATCCAAATAAAAATATTCAAAATATTGGTTATAATAATTCCTACAATGGAATTAATTATGGAGTTAATTATGCTGACGGAAATACTATGTTTAAATGTAGGCACTACGTTTAAAAACGGAGGACTAAGCAAGGTTATTATAATGGCAAAGATTGTACAATCATTANCTAGAGCTGAAGAAGAATATAGCAGAAAGAATTTACAATCATTGATCAGGNACCTTGATGGTGTAATTACAAAATTAAACTCTTCATTTCAGGATGAAGTTAAACAAGAGATAGAAGCTAAAAGTTTCTTTCTAGATTCATAATGGCAGTAGTAAACGAATATAAATTTTATGGTAAAACAGTAACAGCTGCTGAAAGTAATAATCTTTTAGAGCCAGGAGATAATGAAACTATTATTGTTAAGTCTTTACATGTTACTAATAAATCAGGATCTAATACTCCTACTATAACTATTACTAATAATGCTTTTGAAGTAATACATACTCAAACATTAGCGACAGCAGCTAGTGTAGAAATACTAACAAATCCTATGATAGTAGAAGGAGGTAAGGTATTGGCAGCTACTACAGCAGGAACAGTAAGTGATGGGGTAGTTATTACCATCAGTTATTTAAATATTAAGAAGGAGAAAACTGACTAATGGAAATAAAGAATGCAACAGTTGAATTAACCTACAGACACAAGGAAACTGGAGAGCTTTTTAAAGAGAGAAAAGACTGGGAAACTAAAGGTTATAAGAATGAGGACATGGCACAAGATGTAAAAGTCATTATGCCACCTCTTGATTTAATGAGTAAAACAAAGTAAAGTAGGAGATTAAGGTAAAATTATGGCAATTTCTAGAATGCAACAACCCAGACAACAATACGGATTAGGAAGCTTAGTTAAGAAAGCAGTTCGTGGTGTTAAGAAAATTGTTAAAAGCCCAATAGGTAAGGCTGCTTTAATCGGTGGTCTAGGTATGTATGGTATGGGAGCAGGTCCTTTCTCAAGAATGAAAGGTGCAGGTTTTCTTAAAGGTTTAATGGGAGCTAAAACTGCAGCAGGCCCTTGGACTATGAGAGGAGTTAGTCCAGGTAGCAGTGGACTTTGGGGTGCACTTAAAAGAGGCGCAGGTTCTGCATGGGGATGGGCTAAAAAGAATCCAGGTCAAGCTGGTTTTCTTGGTTTAGCAGGAGCAGCAACAGCACTACCATTCTTAATGAAAGGTGATGAAGAAGAAGATGTGGTTGAAGAATCATGGGATCAAGTTCCTTCAAGTATTGCCAACATAAGAAACCAAGCAAGAAATTATTACACAGATCCAGCATCAAGCACATTATCTTTCATGCCTGGTAAACAATTTGTAAATCGAAATTTTTATGCAGCTAATGGTGGAAGAGCAGGATTAATGAATGGCGGAGAGCCAGGACAAGAACAAATAGAACAAATGCTTATGGCAGAGTATGTTAAATATAAAAACCAAGGTGGCACTTTATCTTTNNAAGAATTCGTACAAGCAGTAATGCAAGCATCAGAACAGCAACCAGAGGGTGCNGGCATGGAGCAACCAGAAGCAGTAGCTATGGCTGCTAACGGTGGAAGAATGGGTTTTAAAGATGGTAAATCATGGTGGGACAATTTTAAATCTGGCTGGGGTCAAGTACTTAGTGGAGAAACTGAAGCTTTTTTAGGTGGTGACCAAGAAAAAATTAATGAAATTTTAACAGGACAAGGTTGGGGTATAGATCTAGATCCAGAAACAATTAAAACGATTATTCAAATGCATCAAGGAGGATCGGACTTAGAAACAATATCTTCTATTACAGAAACTGACTCAGGTACCGTAGAAAATATTATAGAACGATTAAACATGAAAGCTGATGGCGGAAGAATAGGTGCATATGCTGGCGGATCTATGGATGAAGACGAAGATGAATATGCTTATAACCCNCAAGCAGCTATGCGTATGTACAAAAGACNNGGTAAACAAGAAGGTGGGATCATGGGAACTGAAGTAGCAGACGAAATGATTGACCTCGGTGGTCAAGAAAAAGACTGTAGAGAGACTGGTGGCTTTGTAGATTTAGGTGGAAAAGAGAGAGCAGATGATGTACCAGCTAGATTGAGCAAAAATGAATTCGTTTTTACAGCTGATGCAGTAAGAGCTGCAGGCGGTGGAGACATAGACCAAGGCGCTGAAGTTATGCAAAATATGATGGAAAACTTAGAGGCCGGTGGAGAAATTTCTGAAGAGTCGCAAGGCTTAGAGGGAGCGCAAGCAATGTATGATCAACAACAAATGTTACAATCGAGGATAGCATAATGGCATTACCAGATTATTTACAAGACACAGGAAAAGATTTAGCCCGTCAGATGACGGCGACGTATTCGGCGCCACTTGATACGTCTACGTTTATGGGTTCACAGTTTGTAGCTGGACAAGATCCTGCACAAACAGCAGCATATAATTTAGCAACACAAGGTGTTGGTTCTTACCAACCTTATTTACAAGCAGCACAGACTGCAGCAGGAACTGCAGCAGGAACTGTTGGTGGACTAGGTGCTTTAACAGGACCAATGACTGGTCAACAATTAACAGATTACACATCTCCATATCAAGGAGCAGTTATCGATGAAACATTAAGACAGTACGACATATCAAGACAAGGTGGCAGACAATCTATTCAAGATGCTGCTGTTGGAACTGGAAACTTTGGTGGTGGTAGAGAAGGCGCAATGTTAGGACAATACGATGCTGACTCTTTAGCTAACAGAGCTGGAATCAGAGCAGGATTATTACAACAAGGTTATGGTGATGCACTAGCACAAAGACAACAAAATTTAATGAACCAACAAGCTATTGCTCAACAACAATTAGGAGTAGGTCAAACTCAACTAGGTTTATCTGATTTTGCAAGAACAGGAATGGGTGCAGATATACAAGCACTAGGAAATCTTGGTTCAATGAGACAAGGATATCAACAAGCTGTACTAAATGCACAGCAACAACAATTACAATCACAAGCTTACGAGCCTTATGGAAGATTATCACAGTATGCATCAGGTATTACTGGTCTTGCTGGAGGAATGGCTGCACCACAATATCAAGATGCACCAACACAAAGTCCATGGCAAACTGCATTAAGTACAGTAACAGGTTTAGGTGGATTGTATGGACAGATATTTAGAAAACCTACACAGATTACACTAGGCAGTTTAACATAGGATTAATATGAGACCATTAAATAGACCAATGTTTAGATACGGCGGCCCTATTAAAGAGGGTGTCATGTCTGGTATTAGAGAGCCAAAAAGAAAGGGTGGGGCTGCATTAGTAGGTAATCCTCTTTTCCCTAAAGATGCATCAGGAAGAGCTCGTCATGGATGGTGGATTCCTCTTGGTATGGCAGGACGAGCACTTATTGGTCAAGGTGTTAAAAAAGTTGGTCAACAAGGTGTTAAAAAAGTTATTCAAGGTTCAACTCCAAAAAATATGCAAGGTATATTTGTTCAGGGTACACAAAAAGCTGCTGACAAAGGAATTCCTGCTGCTGCTACTGGCTGGAAAAATATAGGAAAAAACTGGTTTTCAGGAGACCCATTAGTTAGAGGAAGTAAATGGGGATGGAAAACACTTACTTCACCTGGAGCAAATACATTGGCACAAAAAGCAGTTAAAATGGCCATTTCTCCAACTACTGTTATAGGAGGCACATTATATTATCTATGGCCTGATGGTACAAAAAGAAAAACTCCACCACCAGGAGGTACAGGCGGAGCAACAGGACCGAAACCATGGGAAGCTAATGTAGGAATGAAAGGTGATGGCTCATGGTTCGACGCACAAGCTGAGAAGGAAGCTAACATTGACTAAACAAAAAGAATGGGAAGGCAGAATTAAAAAGTACAGAGACATTATGGATATTAAAGGCATGAATAAAGAAGCTGCATACAA